GTTGGGGACTAAAGATTTACCTGCTTTTAGAGGATGTCCTTAATGCTTACTCACGAGCTCTTACATACGGATAAACGGCATGCGAAGTTAGCCGAAGAAATCTTCAACCGAGTGGACTATGCGTTGCAGAAGTTAGCTCCTTTCGTCGAACAATATCGAAAGAATGAGGAACTTTTTAACGCTTATGTGGACGTCCCCGAGGATGAGGAAGTCGATCTACAGAGAAAGCCAACGGATGATAAGGGAAGGCCAGAATATAGAACTGTAGTTATTCCTTATTCGTATGCTATGATTATGACTATGCATACGTATTTGAGTACGGTTTTTCTCTCCCGCAATCCCATCTTCCAATGGCAGGCAAGGGACTCAGCAGCTTCGCTGAACGAGCAAGCCTTAGAGAGCCTTATCGAATATCAACTCCTAGCCGGCAAGGCAAAACCAGTTCTTTTTAACTGGATTATGGACCCGCTGCGCTCTGGAGTTGGGGTGGTTAATGCCTCTTGGAAAGAGGAAAAGGCTACTGTTGCCAACATCCGCGAACTTTTGGAGAATGGCAAGACAAAGAAGGTGATGGAGGCTGAGGAAATCACCAGTTTTGCAGGGAATAAGCTCACAAACATCAGGCCGATTGATGTGATTGTGGACCCCAGGTATGGGTTTACGAACTATCAGAATGGGGAATTTTACGGGGAGCTTAGCACCGTTTCTTCTTTTCTTTTGCAAAGAGGCGTGAGAGAAGGCTTCTTCATTGAGGCGAATGTAAAGAAAGTTCTTGAGGAAGTTTCCAAAGTTAGCGACTATTCGAAAAGAGTAGGTTCTTCGCTCGCAGGAACTGAGAAGGATATCGAAGGCTACAAGCATTTGCTTGGGCGCTTTGGTCGCAAGGAGCAAGGCTTTAAGGCCGTCGATGTTATCGAATTCTATTGGAAGCTTATTCCGAAGGACCATGGGATTTCAGACGTAGATACGGAAGTTCTCTACTATGTGTTGATGTCCACCTGTGGGACTATCTTGGCAATCCGGCCTTTTGGTGCATACCACAATCTCTTTCCCTCAGCAATTAACCTCTTTGATATCGATCTCTATAAGTATTCGAGTCGCGCCGGGTTGGAGATTTTCCAACCAATGGAAGAGACTCTTAACTATTTGCTGAATCAGCACTTCTATAATGTGCGCAAGCATTTAAACAATAACTCTATTATTGATCCTTCAAAGCTAGTTCTTAGGGATTTATATAACAGGAACCCTGGCGGGTACATCCGACTTAAGCCGAATGCCTACGGCACTAATCCCGCAGAATCCATCTTTCAGATGCAAAGCACTGACATCACCCGAGCACATTTAAGTGATGTGAGGATGATGGAAGAATTTGCCCAGCGTATTGGTGGCGTCAATGATAATGTGATGGGGATGGTCAACCCAGGTGGGAGAAAGACGGCGCAAGAAGTTCGAATGAGCAGTTCTTTCTCTACCAATAGGATTAAGACGTTGGCAGAATGGCAAAGCTGCATGGGTTGGGACACTTTAGCCACGCTAATGCTGAAGAACAGTCAGCAGTATATGTCGCAGGAAATGCAAGTTAGAATTGCAGGCCCTTCTGGCGGACCAGCTTTTATCGATGTAAGTCCTCAGAGCATTGCAGGCATGTTTGATTATGTGCCGGTAGATGGCACAATGCCTTTGGATAGACAGGCTACTGCACAAATTTTGCAGCAAATGATGCCCGCAGTGATGCAAGGGCCGATGGCACAGCAATACGACATCGGTGGGCTTTTCGCCTACACGGCAAGACTTGCTGGCGCAGGGGCAATTGAGAGATTTAAGGTTAAAGTCATGCCGGATCAGCAGGCCATGGCACTGCAGCAGCAAGGGCAAATGCAACCTATTCAAGGAGCTCCGGGTGGAAGACCTATCTAAAGCGATTCAAGCTCAGCGCCTTTTTGCTAAGGAATTTTTAGATGAGAATCTAGAATTCAAGAAACAATGCCGTAGGCTAGTGAAGGAAATGCGGGAGACTAAGGCTTGGGAATTCCTAACTCTCTATTTGCAGAATCTGCAAGTTCAGAAGGGCTTGGAACTATTAGTGCGGGCTTCGGAAAAAGAGCTCTCTCCGGCGGAAACGGCCTTTGCGGCTGGCATTGTTAGGGGCTTTCAACTTGTTTTAAATCTTCCCGGATTCGTCGAGGAAGCCTTCGTAGACCAACCTAATGATAGTGAGGATATAGTTTTATGAATATTGATCCGACTGATTTTGAATCTGTTGTGAGTGAGTTCCTTGATGCTGGGGCAGGAGAGGGGAGTAATGCGGAAACTAGTGGTGCGGAAGCTCCCTCGGGGCAAAGCCCCCAAACTACTGCAGAGGCTCCGCAGACAAATGCAACTACAGCAGCTCCGGCAGAACAAGCACAAACGCAACCTGTAGCGCCGCCGACTAATGAGGCTACTCCGGAACAAATTGCGGCATGGCACCACCAACAAGCGCAGCAGTGGGATGCGGCTTTAGATCAACACTATAGCCTAGACGCTGCGGACTTGGAGAATATCCCTGAGCCCGTAGCTCTCGCTTTTAGAAAGCTCTTAAAGAAGGCTCACAACACAATCAGGCAGCAAGCGGCTCAGGATGTGATGCAAGCTATTCCTCACATTTTCGAGCATCTCTCAAAACAGAAGGAGACAGGAACGAAGGCTGTGGATACCTTCTTTAGCCAGTTCCCTGATCTGAACAAAGAGGAATTTAAGCCGACTCTTGTGAAGATTGCAAAGGCAATGTCGGCTTTAGAATGGGATTCGAACGAGGAACGGATTGCTGCAATTGGCAATGCCGCACGAGCTAAGCTTAAGTTACCAAATGTTAGTGGGAGCCAGACAGGCCAGGCTAGTCCTGCTGTAGGAAATTTCACTAATGTACCTGTTTCTTCCGTTCGCTCGAACGGTGGGGCTTCACCAGCAACGCCCGCAGGACAAGCACAAAATACGAACTTGTTTGCAGACATCCTTCAAGAGTTTGCAGATACTTAAGACTGATAGGTGAAATATGACTGCTTTTGCTGGTTTGCGCGGTACTGGTGATTTTGGCACGGACGAACGGCCCAAGAATTTTCGGGAGCTTATTCTTAAGCTGAACCCGAATGGCGATGCGCCCATCTTTGCTCTTATGGCGAAGATGAGTTCTGAAAGCACGGACGATCCGGAGTTTGCTTGGTGGGAAGAAGATTTGGATGTTCCGCGTGTTGTTACGACGGGCTCTTTTACTGCATCAACTACTGGCCTTACGTTGCAGGCAGAAGGTACGGCGGGCACGCACGGCTCCGGCCTGGATTTGGTCACGGGCGATCTTCTGCTTGTTGAGTTGGATATTGCCGCATCCTCGCACGTGCGGGAAATTGTGGAAGTTGCTTCGGTTACGAATTCCACCAGTATTACGGTGGTTCGTGGCGCAGCGGGCACTACTCCGGTTTCTTATGTGACGGCTGCAATCTTCCTCACTACGATTTGTAATGTGTTTGCGTAATGCACCGGTTAGCAGAATGTTTCTGCGCGCAATCCCACCAAATATAAGAACTATTGCCAGATCTTTAAGACCGCGTACGAAATCACCAATACGGCGAAGAAGACTCGTTTCCGCACTGGTGATCCGCTTAAGAATGATCGTAATCGCAAGATGTTTGATCATTCTGCGGCGATTGAAATGGCTTTCCTCTTTGGCAAGCAATACGAAGAGGCTGCTTCGAGCGCGAACGGCAAGCCGCGTCGCTTTACTGGTGGTATTTTGGATTCGACCATCGGTGTGGGTACGACGCGTTTTGCTACTTCGCCCACTGAGAACGATTTCCTTGATGCTCTTGAGCCCTATTTCCAGCAGAACGCTGGTTCGGGCGTGAATGATGAGCGTATTCTTTTTGCCGGTAACGGCTTCTTGAATGCGATCAACAAGAAGTTCAAGGATTCGAACTCGAGCCGAATCATCAACAATGGCGTGTTTACGCAATATGGTATGCGATTGCAGCGAGTTGTGCTGCCGTTCGGTGAAGTCGCGATTAAGACGCATCCGCTTCTGACGCGTCACGGTCGCTACACGAACAGTGCGGTCATGATTCACGGCAATCTCATTAAGTTGCGTGAATTGCGCGCTACGACCACGCAGGATAACATCCAGGATAATGATGAAGATACGCAGAAGGGCCAATGGCTCTCTGAAATCGGATTCGAAATCCACCACCGTGGTCTGATGCGTCATTTCCACATTGCGAGCACAACGTAAGCTTTTAAACCAACCTAAGGAGAGGGGAGGCAACTCCCCTCTTTTTTTATGCCTAATGAAAGTATTCGATTAGTTGTTGCGGTCCCTAGTGGGGATCATGTGCATATGGACTTTATGAAGAGTATGTTAGCTCTTTATGGCTATTGTTGCATGAATGGGGATTTAGGGAAAGGAGATAGGCTTACGAGTTTGGAATTCCTAAACTCAAGAGGTTCGCTTATTCAGAAGCAAAGAGATGAGCAAGTAGTGGAGGCTATTGCGCAAGGGGCAACTCATCTTCTTTTTGTTGACTCGGATATGACTTTCCCAAAGCAAACCTTTCATGAGCTCTATTCTCATCGTAAGACTATTGTGGCGGCAAACTGTGTTCTTAGGAAGATGCCTACTTGTACAACGGGGAGGCAGAAGGCTGAGGACGCCCCAGGTGGTGGTGAGGTTGTAATCAGCACAATTAAGAAGGCCGAAGAGAATCGCCTCGAAGAAGTTTGGCGCATCGGAACGGGGGTGATGCTTATTGATCTTAGAAAGATCAAGCACCTGCCGAGGCCTTTTTTCTACACCCGCTTTAATAGTGAATTCAACGAGCATGTGGGGGAGGATTGGTGCTTCTGCGAGAAGCTAGAGGAGGCCGGAATTCCTCGTTATGTGGATCATGCTGTGAGTATGGAAATTGGGCATATTGGCCAGCAAGTCTTCACGCATCAAATATACTTACAACAGCTTAGGTTTGAGAAAAAAGGAGAAGGAAATGCAAGCGGATAGGAATGGAGTTGTTAGGGTTCCGGCACCTGAGGGGACTTCGAATATTCTGGAGGTTCTGGCCGGTAAGCATTGGACGGCTTGGGGAACGGGGACTTTAGTTGGGGAATCCACTATTTTCACTATTCCTTTAGCGGACTATTTGCCGAATGATCCAGGGGCCCTGTATGCAGTTAGTTTTACTTTAACCTTCGTCACAAGCATGGCGGCTGTGTCTATCAACTACGAGCAGGAGGATGAGTTTTGCCCTAACTTAGGGGGGAGGTGTTTTGTAGACTCCGGCTATCTTACTGTTTCTGCGGAAGCGGGGCCGCTTTCTCCGTTAGTGGATGCTGAACCTGGGCAAATCTTTCAGGGAACTTTCTATATTGGAAGGTTGGCCGGCACGCTTGGTTCAAATTCCGATTCAGTTAAACTGAGTTTTGATGCCGGTGAACTTGTAGGGATTAGTTATTTCTATTCCGTCAGTCTCACCAGACTTCCCTCTTAAGGAGCTTTTATGCTTAAGGAAATTCTTCTTTCCACCCTCATGTCGGCAAAGCTTTTAGCGCAGCAGCTGGAGCAGCAAACCGGCGAGGTTGTTTTAGCTAAACTGGATTTGGACCTCGAGAAGGAAGATTTTGTCCCAGACACGAAGGGTTTAGCGGAACCAGTTTTTGGCACCTATAACGAACAAGGCTTCTCACCGGAGGCGGATAAGCTGGGTCGGGTTCGTTTAAAAATCGCCGATGAGTTTATTTCTGCGAAAATGAAAGTTGATCCGGCGAGGGCAGCGAGGCTTCCGAAATTCTTTTACTGGCCGCCGTCTTTCCTTGTTAGTAGATACCCAACGGACGAGGCGAAGGAGTTTGCTTGGCTCAACTTCAACGATAGGTATTTCATCAGTCCCCTCCTGGGAGTAAAGGAACTCTTCGCCTATTCCTATGCGAGAAAGACAGCGCCGAATGGCTTGCCAATTCCCCCCTCGATGCTCTCTTGGAATCGACTTGGTCGGCTTGTAAACACTAAGGCATATGATTGGGGCTTCTCTGACATGTCCGCCGTAGAGAAGGACTTAGAGTGGCATTGGCAGCATTTGACCACGGATGATAATGATCCGCGGATTCCAAACTAAACTGGAGAAAGAAGATGGAACTCGTCCTTGTTCGCAAAGAATTTAGAGAAGAGGCAACTTTCGGAACTATGGAAGTGGACGGGGAAGTTCTTTTCACCTTAGAACCCGGCGTGGATGAGGACGAGTTTCCAGCTATTCCAGAAGGAATCTATTCTTTAGAGAAGCACGTAGGGACTAAACATAAGAATACTTTTGCCCTTATCAATCCCCTCTTAGGTGTAGTGCATTGGCCAACGCCGGGAATGCGCTCGGCTATTTTACTCCACGCGGCGAACTTCGCCCACGAACTTAATGGTTGTATTGCCCTTGGAACTCGACTTGGAAGATTACGCAGCCCGAAGACAAAGCTGATGGAGAAGGTTCTCCTAGATAGCGGCGCTGCAACTAAGGCTGTTTTGGAATTCATCCGCACTAAACGAATCGAGAAAATCAGAATCGAGCGAGGTTAGTATGCGGATTTGGCTAGTGCATGGTTTTAATGTGAAAGATAGGGGGAAGAATACAGTTCAGAAGTTAGGGCAAAAGCTAAAGGAAAGAATCTCTTTAGATGTGGAAAATTTCACCTATGGCTGGACCGGGCTCTTCGGAGCCAGCTTCTATAGTGATAATTTTGCCACCAGTTTGGCGAATTTGACCGACGAAGGAGATATTGCCATTGGCCATTCCAATGGCTGCAATGTTATCCACCAGGCGGCAGAGCAGGGAGGGACTTTTAGACAGACTTTCTTTATCGCACCGGCTTTAGACCGCAGCACGACCTTTCCCTTAAATGTGGAAGAATGTCATGTTTTGCATTCCAAAAGAGATAAGGTTCTCTATTTAGGTTCCCTCATTCCATTCCATCCCTGGGGGACTATGGGAAAATACGGAGCGATTCCTGAGAAATACAAAAACATTGACTGCACGCCTCGCGTCAGCGGGCATTCGAATTACTTTAGTGAGGAGAATTTAGAGTGGTTAAGCAACCTAATAACGGAAAGAATTCTGAAATCGCATTGGGGTTAGCTTTTACTGGGGGCCAGGAGGGCTCGACGAAGCGCGGCTTTTGGCTCTTGCCTTTGCCTTTCTACAGGGCGGCTGTTGCTCTTGCTCTTGCTCTTGCTCTTGCCAGTTGCGCACTTTGGAATGGGGGAGCAACTTATTCTTATAATAGGGTAGACGCCGATGGCAAAACTTGTGACGTTAAGATTAACTCTTCGAGGGAATATGCCGGGCCGGTTAAGATTACCTTCAACGGCTGTAATGCAAAAGTGGAGCTTCCAAACGCCACTAATGGTGAAGCCCAGCAGCAGATTCTTTTTGATGCTTTGAAGATTCTTTTGGAGAAAACAAATGACCCCGGAAAGAGCGATTCGAACCATTCAAGCCCGGTGCGGAGCGAGGGGGGATTCGAACAAATTTAGAAGCTACATCATCTCGGAGCTCAACAACGCACAGGAGTTCTTAGAAAGAGGGCCAGTCTTTCCTTTCTTTATGGAAACTGCGGCAGATTTAGTCTTAGCTACGAGTCCGAATAAGTACTCTTTGCCTAGTGATTTCCTGGCCGAGATTGACGACAGGCCGATTTACTTGACTGATAGTGAGGGTACTGTCTCCTTTTTGGAAAAGAAATTCGGCGATGAGCTAGTAGATAAAAAGGACTATGAGGGTACGCCGAAATACTACTTCTTGAGTGAAGGTCTCTATTTACACGCCTATCCTTATCTTTCTAGCCCTACGGATAGTACTGTCACTTTTCCTTATTTTGCTTCTCAGCCCCAGATCGACGTCAGTTCGTTAGAGAATACGGACTTTAAGTGGTACAATAAAGCTCCCTTTATGCTCATTGGCCAAGCCGGTATGGTCCTCGCTGAGCAAGTTTTAAAAGATCCCGAAATCTCCCAAGGATTTGCGAAGACATTTGCCCAATCCTTCAATCAGCTTATTGCCCAAAATGTAGAGCATGAGCAAAGAATGCTGGATTTAAGCCAGCAGAAATTGCGAAGGAGAAGATAATGGGCTTAGAGAATGCGAACTATATCGAAGACTTGGTGAATAAACACCCCCTCGGGAGAGATTTTCGCAGAGAAGGTGCAGCGCATTTTAGAAATCTTAAAAAGGCGCTTAAGAATTCCCTTCCTGTACGATTAGAAATGGCCCGTACTGCGACTGGCTCTAGGGCTACAGTTAAAAATACTGGAGTTGAATTAGCCACTCTTGGTTCCCCCATAGTTATTCGTTCTACCAGCCATTACTCGGGAACTAACTTCACCTTAGATACGTTGCGGCCTTCTTTCCGAATTAACGGAGGGCTGGGAAGTTTAGCTACCCAGTGGTGGGAAGACTACTTCCAATTCTCGTCCGATACGTTGAGGAATGGGCTTTATATTTTTACCACAAATGTCTCCAGTTTGGTTGTTCCCGCGGACGGACTTGGAACTTCCCACAGATTCGTGTGTTATTTAGCCAACATTCCGCAAGACTTTTCTGAAGACTCTCCTATAAATGCGGCGGAAATTCCGAACAGAATTCAGCTCTTTTCCCGTGCGCTTATTTATGGGGATAGCCCTGATCTAGCGACTTGGGTTTACCCTCGCTTTAGTTTCTCCGTTCCGCTTATCTTCAACGGAGACTATGTTTTGGTGAATGGGAAGAAGTTCTCCTTAGATTTATTGGATGGCTATGGCTTAGGTATTCATTTCCAGATTGAAACGTTAGTGGAAACTTCCTCTGGTTTTGTCTTCGACTCCACTCCGGCAGAGGTTACGGAGTTTATCGCTACCCATACTCTTTTGGAGAATTCGTGATGGGACTTGAAACTGGGACTTATATTTCTGATTTAGTCACCACTAATCCTACGGCTAGCGATGCCTTGTCCCAGGCGGATGATCATCTTAGGCTTTTAAAGACGGCGGTGCAGAACTCCTTTCCAAAGGATTTGCGCGGGGTTAGCGAACCGAGGGTAGGGGATACGCTTCGGTATAACGGAACTTCTTTTGCCAACGGCGTAATGCCCAGGCTTTTCCATTCCCCCTTGATTGCGAATGCAAATATTGTTCCAAACACCACAGTTTTAATGGAATGCAGCACAAATGCCGCAACGTTAAATACTATTGGATTTGTGCCAGTCAATCCCTACATTGCAATGACTAGCCCGGCGGATGATCTTATCTGCTCTGGGCAGTTCGTGCTCACAATGCAACTTACTGGTACGCCTTCGGCTTATGACTACATCGAAGTCTATTTGCACAATGGCGATGAGGATGAGATTCTTACTGAAAAGTGTTACATTGCTGCAAATGGTACTCCTTATTCCGGAATGGAGTTTTCTGGTTCTGGGGTGCTGGTCCCTAACTTAACTAATTGCGCGAATGTGGTTGTAGGGACTGACATTCTTTTGCGGGTTGGGTATTTTGCTCACTCTACTTCTGACGTTACTTCCGTTAGTATTGACGATGCTAAGTCGTACATTTCCTTGCAGGAACTGCCATAATGGGACAACTACTTTCTATCGATGACTTAGGAATGTTAGGGGTTAATTACGACCTAGCCCCGCACGAAGTGCCGCCGAATGCCTTCACTTATGTAGAAAATGCGAGAATGACCCCTGCGGGGATTCTTTCCCTTTTTGCATATTCAAAAGATATGGCATTTACCCCAGTAACCGGGGCCTATTCTGTGGGGTATCTCGACCACAACGGCACTAGATATTGGATTAGCGGGAACGATGCGAAGGTAACTAGTCATAATGGCTCTAGTGCTACTGATCGGTTAACGGGGCAAGATGCTACGAAGAGAGATCGCTGGCAGCTCTTCTATTTCCAAGGGAATTTAATCGCCAACAACTCTAAGGGGACTAACTATCCTGGATTTTGGAAACTTTCAGATAACACCACGGGCTCGATTTCGGACATTGCTACTTTCTTTTTAAAGGGAAAGTTCATCACGAAGTATAAGAACTTCTTAGTCCTGCTTGATACGACGGAAAATGGCGCCAGATATCAAAATCGAGTCCAATGGAACCATCCGGAAGAAGCGCCGAATATTGGTAGTTGGGACTATACCGATGATGTTTTAGATGCAGGGTATGTGGATTTGACTGAAACTGGCGGCGCTTGTTTGTGTGCGGAAGCCCTTGGCGATGCGCTTATTATCTACAAGCCCGACTCTTGCTATTCGATGACCTACACCGGAAGTGAGCAGATTTTTCGCTTCTCTAACATCTCTCAAAGCTTTGGAGCCTTAAACCGTTTTAGTGTTACACAATATCCCGGCGGACACTTGGTTTTAACCACTAACGATGTTGTAATCCATGACGGTTCTGGCCGCTTTAAGTCCGTTGTGACGGATAAAATCCGCACCGAAATCTTCAACAGAATTACACCCGCAAGCGCAGACTACGCGTTTGTCCAAATCCACCCAGCTTGGGATGAAATTTGGATTTGCCTCCCGGCGTTAGTTGCTAATGGTTCCCACTACGATTGTGATATTGCTTACGTTTGGAATTGGAACACGGGCGCAATTGCCCCTAGATCGCTTCCGAATGTAAGTTCTGCTACAATTGGACTGCCTTTGAAGGCTGGCACTTCCACTACTTCTGATGCCTACAATACCGTCTCTACAACTTATGTAACTGATCCTCTTGTTTGGGACATTTCTGCCAACAATACGTTAGATGCAAAAAGCTTAGTGATGGCCTCCAGCGGCTTAACGACTTTTGCTCTGATGGACAATTGGGACGCGGATGTAGATATGCCTGAACTTTATTTGGAAAGAACTTCTCTTGCCATTACTGGAAAGAAAAGCACAGGGCAGTTTAAAGAAGACACTACTATTCGGAAGCTCTTAACCGAAGCCTTCCCCAGGATTGAGCTAGTCGGCCAAGTAGAGAACGTGGAATTGCGCTTCGGCGGGCAAGAATTTTTAAACGCCCCTGTGCATTGGACTGAGGTTTATAACTTCTCTCGAACCGAGCTCTTTCCCTACGTAAATGATGTAGACGAAACTTCCCATCCAGATTTAGGAAACTGTTTGAAGGTCTCGCCTATCATAAACACTCCGCTTTTAGCCTACTCTATCCGCATTAAGTTTGCTTCGGGCGCTTACTGCGGGGCAAGAATAACGTCAATTGATTTAGAAATTTCGCCGGCAGGTAAGGCGACATAAGGAGATAATATGCCTATTGGGCCTTCTGATAGTGAGATTACGGGATTTTCCCTCAAGCAACTAGAACAGCTTAGCAAAATCATCGAAGATAAAGTTACCTCAGCTGTAAAAAGGATTCAGTTTTCACCCCTTACAGTAGAGCCAGTTAAAAAGAGGACGGGACTAACTGTTTACGCGGATGGGGTTAATTGGGACCCTGGAGACGGAGCTGGACTTTATAGCTGGAATGGTTCGACTTGGGTCTTTTTAGAATCCACCGGGGGTGGCGTCAGCCCATCGCTGATCCTCGATATCGCTTTCGCTGGGGCCGAGACATCAATTACTCAATCGGCGGACATGCGCACTGTGACGGCTATAGGGACTTCCGCTGGATCGATTCCATCCAGTTACGCGGTTAGCGGAGGGGGACGGCTCGTCTATATGGAGTTTGAAATTGTGAACGTCCCGACGGGCTCGGGGGATCGCGTCGGGGTGGGAGTCGAGACTCGAAACAGCGTCTATAACACCACGCGCTCCGGCGCATATCCCGGTTCGTCGATCGCCAGCTGGGGGTATTGGAATTCCGGGAAGTACTACAACGGTGGCGGCGCTGTGGGGAGTCCGTCCACCTTCGCATCCGGCGACATCGTGCAAGTGTGGATCAACGCCGCCAGCGGGAAAATCTGGTTCGGCAAGAACGACGTTGTGCAAGGCGGCGGCGACCCGGTTGCTGGAACTTCTCCAGCCTTCACGGTCGCAAATCGCCTGATTCACCCATTACATGCCGTTGTCGGGCCATACGTCGCAGGCGCGTCGATTCGGATTCGCACTGCGAGCGAACACACGTACTCCCCCCGCGCTGGTTATGAGGCCGCGTTTACATGATCCCAAACAATACCTTCTGGCTTTGTTGCGGCATTTGATTAAATGAGGGAACATGGAACGAGTGAAATTAGCTGGAGAGACTTTTGGCGTTGTGGTCGGAAGTATAGCGTCTATTTGGGCCTTTTTCAAAGGAGGAGTCACGGTGCTAGACTTGTATAGAGCACTAAAAGCTTTGCCTAAACGACTAGAAGGAATCGAAGCTCAGTTTAAATGTAATGGCGGCAGCACTGTTATGGACGCTATTACAAGAATTGAACAAAGACAAGTAGCCAGTGAGCAGAAAAACTGGGCACTAACTTTGGATTCCCCTCAAGGAATTTTTGAAACCAACGCAAAAGGAGAATACTTAAAGGTAAATAGAACCTACCAAAAGCTCATTGCTAGGGATAGCCAATCTTGTTTAGGAAAGAATTGGCTTTTAGGTGTGCATCCAAAAGATAGGGAAACTGTCTCAGAAGAATGGGAAACAGCTTTAGAACAAAGAAGGGAATTTTTCCTTCACTTCACCTTGGTTAGCGGCGCTAGAGTGGTGGGCGTAGCTCACCCAATTTTCGATCGTGAAACAAATTTAACTGGTTATATTGGAACAATTACTTTGGAGGGTGGCCTTTATGCCAGATACCCAAACGACGACGGTAACTAACACACTGTCGCCACAAATGGCGGACTGGTTTAACTATCTTGGAGGATATAGGGATCTTATCGGCACAGGGGGATTGACTCCACAGATTCCGTGGAATATGCCTCTTACGGCGCAAATGAGTCCGCTTGTGGGAAATGCTGCTAACTTCCTCGGCAGTTATATGGATAGTCCCTATGCGCAGATGGGATTAGGGGGAATGATGAACGGTGCGCTTGCCATGCAGAATGGCAACGTCCCAGGTAACCCCCTTAGCATGATGTCCAACCCCCTCGGCGGGGATATTAATTCTGTCCTTGCGAACTTTATGCGGAATGGGACTTTTCAGAATCCGACCCAAGGCCCGCAAGAATATACCGGCCCGACTAACAACATGGGAGTGAACGGCCGTAGTGGTGGGTTTGGGAATTGGAGCAGTGGGCCGGCCGGCGGCTACAATCCAATGACGAATTCGGATATACAAGGCCAGATTGATGCAGTTAGTGATGACCTTACCAGAGCATTTCAGAGAAATGAGCTCTCTAATATCCGCAGATCGTCTATTGCTGAAGGCGGCTTAGGCGGCTCTAGACAGGGCATCAGAGAAGGTGTTGCTGAAGAGGGACTTGGGCGTGCGATTCTGACTGAAAGTTCCCGTCTGCGCAATCAGATGGATAATGCTGAACGAGATAGGCAGATGCAGCTTGCTCTTGCTAATGTGAGTGCTGGGGCGCAAGCCGGCAGTAGTGGAACCCAACTCGCAATTGCGCAAATGAATGCGGATTTGGATAGGCAGAGATATCAAAATTCCAACGCTATGGCCGCCGCGCAAATGGCCGGTGGGTTCATGGGCCAAGGCTATGGCTTTGGTTTGGACGCCTTAGGCCGCGGAACTAGTATGCTCGGCAATGCTCTTCAAATGCCCTTGAGTATGATGCAGCCTAATATTAACTTAGGTTGGGACATGACCAACTACGCCCAAGGTGGGATTGATCGCGATCTTAATAGATATTTGCAAAATAGTGGAACCCTTCGTGATGATCTTGGATTCTTTGGGAATATGATGAGTCCGCTCGCTAGCTTTGGGACGCAAACTTCCACCGCCCCAAGACAAGGTTCAAATAGTGCGCAAAATATTGGCTTAGGTTTACAGCTCTTGAGCGTTCTGCCGGGTATTTTTAGTATGTTCGGTGGCGGTAGCGGCGGTGGTGGAGGAGGAAATAGCTCCTATGGCCCATTGGCCGGCGGTTATGGCTATCCCTCCAGCGGCGGAGGTGGGGGTAGTTGGGGTACTCCTCCTTATTGGTGATTCGGAGATTAAAGAATGAATCCTTTTAATGGCTTGCAGGAAATGATTAACTTTGTAGATAAATATCCCAAAGAAGGCGAAGCTAGGCTTATGGCCCTAGCCAAGCAGGGGATTGATCCCCCGCCTTTTTCAAATCCAGAAGAATTTGTAGCCCTCTTTAGCCAGAGCCAAGGAGCTTCGCAGAACAAACCCCCAGAGGCGTTGCAGGGATTTGGAAATAGCGTTCCGCAGATGCCCCCTCCTGATGAATTAAATATGCTCTTAGCCGGACATGCAGGGAGGTAAGAAATGGCCCTTGATCCTTTTGAAGGATGGATGCGACCTCGCACCTATCCGATGGAATATGGGTGGATTAATTGGCAGAATATGCCGCCAGGGATGGCTAACTTTGTCCGAGATAGTTTTGCACACTATAACAGCACGTGGAATGGGCAGGGGATTCCCGTTCCTGGGCAGGTGGGAAGTGGCACTTACACTGGGATGCCAAATGGTTACTACCCAACTGTGCCCTCCAATACTCCTGGGAGGGAAAATGGAAGTGGAAATACTGGGATCGTCCCCCCACACTTAAGAGGTGGGACTTTTAACGACCCTATGCCGCAAAATGCGGGAATGCAATATGCAAGCATGATGCCCCTTTTAAATCTTTTTCGCGGAATGGGATACAACAACGCCATGCCTTACAATTTCAGTCGAAATCCGTATTTTGAATCGATGACTAACAGAGGATGGGGGGCGAATAACAGTCCGGCCCCGACGCAACCTCCCCAGACTTTTCCGGGATATCCGGCGAATGATGTAGGGAGGGGCTCGGTTAGATATTCCCAGCCGATGCCTATGGCCAAGCCGGGATATTCTCAGCCGGGGCAGATGCAACCTGAGTCGGTTTTGCCGAATGTTTCAAATGGAAACGGCCAAGGTCCAAGTCCGATGAATCCTAATGCAAACTTTAGTGGTGGATGGGACGCTAGTAATTTCATGAATGGTACTGGCCCTTTCTCTCCGGGAAATTATCAAAATTTTTCCCCAGGGCCTTCTACTAATGGCTCCCCTTTTCAAGGTTTTCCCGGCGGGGGGGATTTCCAAGGCCTGATGAATCACCTACAAACTGCCATGGGGGCGATGCCTTCGCAAAACTATAACTACCCGCAACTTAACCCGACTGGAGGGAATTTTGGAAATCCCTACAATAGCGGGAATGGGTTTGGTTGGGGGAATCCCTACAGTATGATGGGAAGAGGCGGCGGAGCCGATGCCTCGGGGCATTGGGATCGTTACGGCGGAATGAATAGAAATCCCGCTATGATGAGCGGAAATATGTACGCCCCCTATAACAGCATTGGCTTGCCGATGCATAACCCAAACGCCGGCGTGGAGCAATTCCTCCAACAGATGGGGGATTGGAATAACCAACTCTACTCAGTTTTGGGAAATTACGGAAATAGTGGCAGCTTCGGCTTGCCTGCTCCGCCGATGTATAACTACAGTTCTGCGGGCTTTCAAAGGCCGGCCACAACTAACTCGGGAAGTAACGGCCTAAATAACCCAGGAGTTCCCAGTGGCGGAAATGTCCAGTATCCGCTCGCAAAGCGCGGCAGCACTAATCCGCGTGGGACTATTAGAATGGAGGGGTAAGAAATGGACTACAACGCAATGCTGCAACAGCTTTTAGGCTCTATCATTAATCCGCAGCAAGCTCCTCAAAGCATGGGGCCTTCGGGCCCCGGCTACAACGAGAGCATGCTTTTAAATGCCATGAATGCTAAACCGCAGGAAGATCCAATTCAAAAAAGGCTAACGGGTTGGAAGGGCTTCTTGCAGAAGATGAAAGAGCAGCCGGAAATGCTAGAAGCTCTTAACGCTTTTGGCGGAAGCCTCGCGCAAAGTGGGGATTGGCGCGCAAACGCCGGACAGGGGCTTATGCTCTTTCAACAGACTTTAAGCGAAGCTAAAAAGAAGAAGCTTTTGGCCGAGCAAGCCGCGCAAAAGGATAAGTTGGATAAGACTCAACTTCTCTTACAGGCAAGGGGAATTGACAGACAAGAAGCTCGGGATAGCAGAAATGAGTCTAACCAAATGTTGGATAGAACTTTCCGCCTTTTGGAAATGGGTTCGAACTTAGAACGCCAAGGCAAAGCGGATAAGATGGCCGAAGAACGCTTAGGCTTGGAAAAGAAAGCCAGCGCAAGAGCGGATAAGGCTGCGGGGGAAGACTCTAAACTTAGAGAATTGCAGCGCCAACGTTTAGAAGCGGAACTCAGCAAGCCCGAAGGTGAGATGCCAATGGGGCAGGGCTATTCTCAGATGGAAAATCTTGCTGCAAGCATTTTCAATGCTGAACTCAAAGCTAATCCCAAAATTACCCCGGAAGAACGAAAAGCTCTATATGCAAAGTCAGTTGATCTAGTTGCTGCGGGATTAACTCCGGCCACTTTGAAAATCCTTGGAGACAAATCGAAGAATCTGAATCCGGAAGAATACAAGCAGTTTTGGAAACTCTACCCAGAGATGAGGAAAGATGCCCTGAATAGTGACCTCTCGGATAGTGAACTTGCCACTAAAGCATTGAATGCTGTTAAAGCCGGTTCAGTTGCTGTGAATGAAGCTTTTGAGGCTGGAGCCGGTAGTGGGAATGTTTCTGTTCCGCCCCCCACTAGTGCCGGCGTCCCGACTGGGGCATTGGCCGAAGCTGTTGCACAGATCAAAGCCGCAGAAGGTACTGTCATTTCCACAAATAACGCTACCGGGGAACTAGTCTATCGTTTAAAAGATGGGACTAGAACCTTAAAAACTATTGTTAAGTGAGGTTTAAATGAGCACTTCTAAGTTTGTGTTAGGGCAGGGTACTCCGCTTAGCTCTTTTTCTTTGGGGGAGGGCACTCCGATTGAAGAAAGTTCCTTCACCTTAGGCCAGGGAACAGAAGTAGACGAAGAAGATCCTTTTTTCCAACGTCTTTTAAAGGACCCTGCTACTACGTTGTGGGGTTCTTACTTTACAAATCCGGCAACTGCTGCTGTTATGAAGGTAGGGACGGGAACTTTAGATAATCTTAGCGCTACTGCTGCCGCTGCGCTAAAAAACACTAGCGTTAATGTTCTTGATCCTCTCGGCTTGATGGCTGCTCCTACGAAAGCATTAGAGCATTTTGGTGGAATTGACGTACCAGAGGCTACTGTAACTAATCCTATTTCTTTTATTCCTGGCTACGAAACTCTCTCTAACTATGCCGACCAGGCAAGGGCTAAGGTTGCGGAATGGAAGAGCTACTGGTATGAGGTCCAGCCTGAGAAGGGGAATGTTAAGGAGGTTTTGCAAAAAGACTTGGGGATTAAGGATTCTGCCCTTGAGCTTTTAAAGGAACCGTTTGGAAATGCCTACGATTTGGGCATTGAAGCAGCTAGCTTCCTGCTTCCGCTTGTAGTGGCAAAGACTGGGGGAGTGGGGATGTCCCCCTCCCTTTTAACTATCAATTCCGTTGCGCAAAATTACGGACAGAATGTAGAAGATTCCGTCCGAAAGGGGAAGAATTGGGAAGAAGCCTCGAAGGATGGTGCTATTAAAACTTCCTTTGACGTAGTGGCTGACCTTGCCGGCTTTGCTCTTGGTTCGATGGAAACTAAACTCTTAAGTGGAAGAATGCAAGATCTTTCTCTTAAGGTATTTGCCGATGCGACTACTTCTACGGGCCTTACTGCCTTTAGCCGTGAGACTGTTGGCGAGGATATGAAAGCCGCAGAGCTTATGGTGAATTTCGGCATGAGCTTAGGTTCTGGCATTCCGGAAGTCTTAATGGGCGCGGCGCAGAGCAAAGTAGATTATTCGAACGACAATACTTTGATTGAAAGAGAAAGCCTCGTCGAATCGACGGAAGAGCTTAAGGTCATCAATGCACGTATCTACTACGGTTTGCAAAAACAGGCCGAGGAAAATAGTGCCAATATCGATACCGCTTCTCAGTTTGTGCGAAACAGAACTGGGGTTCCGTTGGAAGAAGTAAGTGATTCTTTGGGAACGCAATCCACAGCGGACATTTCCCAAGGAACCACTGCTCCTATTAAAATGTCTTTTTCGGAACAGGTCCTAAAAGGACATGTTTCCGTAGGTGGGGGAATTTTTGGAGATCCCCTCTCTCAGAGACTTTTGGAACATACCCTGCAAACAGTAACGGGGAAGTTGACTGATACCGGAAAGGTCAAGCTTTTTAATTTCAAGCCCGAAGACCTTGTTAATGGGGTTCCGAAAGGAAAGTATTTAGCAGTTGATACGGCTGTTTTTGACAAAGAAATCGGGAATGCCGAACTGAAATGGCTTGAACAGAAAAACCTCTTAGAAATTGCAAATGCTCAGCACGCCGCAGGAGAGTTAGATTCTCCTTCTCTTGCTGCCGTAGTGAGTATGGAGGCTAAAGCCAAAACTGAGTTTACCATTGCTAAGCGCGTCCGGCAGGAATTTGTAAAACAAATCCGCACGCAATTTAAAGCTATCTCTTCTTATGTGCAAAAAGTCTCCCCAGAATATTCTGTTTTTGTAACTACTCGCCCTGATGTAATGAATAAAGCTAGGGATTCTGCTGGAAGTGCTATTACCTATACTGACACCAAACAGATGTTTGTGTATTTGAATGCACAAGAACTTTTTAAAGCTGACTACGGCACCAGTAGTGCGACAGGCAAACCTAAGATTGTAGCAAATAAGCCCACTACTCTATACGCAAACGAAACGGCTTTACACGAAGTTGCACATACTCTTATCCAGTCTAAGATTGATGAACTCAAAATAACTGCTCCTAAGGTTTTAGATTTTCTTCATCAGAGTTATTTGGGTTTGACTAACCTTGTACCTAAGCTCCCGGTTAGACAGGCTATGCACGCCCTATATCCGCCGCATGTCGCAGAAGCAATGATTGCAGATTTTGACTCTAAGGGAATTGATGTGGATACTGAGGTCTTTGGTCGAATTGCCGCTCAGGGGACGCTGGATTATAATTTAAATTTTGCAGAATACACCGCAAATCAGATTGCCAAAGTTTTAATGAACCCTGATTTTGTGGCGAAGAATCCTGACCTCGCCCCCTTAAAGGCTTTTAAACTCACAGCTGCAAAGCTCTTCGACCAAAAGGAATGGGGCACGGATAAGGCTCCGGAATTTCTTTTTGTAGAGATGGCCCTTCCCGCACGGCTCCGAAATGAACTGCGAGCTATTGAAAGAGGGGAAAGAGATACAACTGTCCCGTATCCTGTGAGTGTCGGGAACAAAGCTTTTGAGAGTATTTACCACGTTCCCTACGATGATATTGTTTCTGTTGAGAAGTTAAAAGAAGCTCGCGATCATCCTAATACGTCGGCTTTGGAAAAGCGAGTTTGGAATGATGTACTTGGGAGACTGAATCTCTCTAACTTGGCAGATGGGACTGTGGCTTGGCGGACGCTTGTTGGGAATATTAGTGCTGCATATAGGTATGAGAGTTTGCGCGAAGCTAAGTTGCAAAGCATGGGGGTTTTGAATAAAATCCTTGATGACTCTCTCACCACCATTCGCACAAATGAGACGCTGGTAAATACTAAGCAGTATTTGGTCGACGCTATTAATGCCACTAGTTTGGGACAATACCTAAGTGAAAGGGCAAAAAGAGCTGAGGCTTCGCTGGTTAGTGCGCAGAACGTCATGAAAGACGCCTTGCAGAGTGTGAAGCAACGCGCACAAAATGCGTCTTTTGAAGTGCGGCAATACGCTAAGAGTAACCAGAAAGCACATGGCATTCGTCTCGGGGAACTAAGTGAAGCTCAAGCTACGTTAGAACCGTGGAATAAAATTGGAGTCAAGACGTCAAAAGAAATTGGTGAGACTTTGAACGCCCTCACTTTAGGCGTTTACGATAAGCAGTATTTCTTAGACAAAGAACAGTCTCTTAGAGCTACGGCTGCGGAGGCGGGGGTTGATCCTAATTCGGCCGAGCTGCAGAAAGCCATTACTCAAATCCCCAGGCCGACGGTAGCCGATCTTCTCCCCTATACGAATCTTGACCCCAAATTCCATCAGACTGTTTTGGATGTCTTTGCTGCGTATAAAAAGCCCATTGAAAAGCTCAAGCTGGCTCGGCTGAATTTCATCGACATGGATTTCTTCGATGGGAAAATTACGGCCGAGGAGCATAAGGCCAAGACTTCTCATATTAATAGAATCTTCTCCAGGGCTATTAACAACTACGTTCCGCAAAAGCGTTTTGGCAAGCATGTCGTAAAAGTCGTTGCCGATGCGGATGTTGAAATTGATGGCATTCAGTTTAAAAAGGGAGAGACTGTTCTTCGTAGGCATTTTGCCCGCTCCGCAGAACGAGACGACTATGCGCTCAAGATCAATGACTTCCATCCAAACAGTACTAGAATTCTAAAGCTAACGGAACACTTTACCCCGCACCCAGGTACACCGGAACTCCCGGCTGTTCTTGTAGAAGAACTTAAAGGCGATATTCTTTCAAGTGTCCCGGAGGAAAAGCGCGGCGAGTTTGAGAAGAAGTTCGACGACTTCCAGCGCGAACATGCTGTAGCTAGGGCTTTTGATAAGCACTTCATTACTCGAAAGGGAAGCTTCGGAGCAGAGACAGATTTTAGAAAAGTCTACGCTAGCTACATGGAAAGCTTTTCAAATATGTACTCCAGCGTTTTGATGGCAAGGGAATTTAATAAGCTCTTTTCCGACTCCCATAAGCGCATCAAGCAGTTGGAAAGTGTCTCGGACGAAAGAACCCCAGAAGGACGAGCCGCAGCTAAGGAACGAATTGAAGTTGAAAATGATCTGCGGTTTATGCAGAAGCATAGAGAGCTTCTTTATTCCGGCGAAGGTAGGGTGATTTCTGCTGTTAAGAGCTTTAGCTTCTATTGGCAGTTTGCTGCGGATTTGACCGCCGCGGCTGTTGAAACGGCGCAGGTTCCGACGGTAGTCTTTCCCTATTTAAGTGAGAGATTCGGACATGTAAATTCTTTCTCTCATTTGGCGAAAGCTGCCGTGGATGTGGGCCACTGGAACACGCACGGAAAAGGGCTTGACGCACAAGAAGTCCAGCTTGTTGAAAGGTTGATGAAAGAAGGCACTTTAGATCAAGGCGTAGTTACAGACTTAGTTGCTCAAGCTCTCTCCAGGTATGGGGATTCTGACTTAACAAATACGTTGAAAGAGTGGGGAGGAAAAGCTTTAGATTTGACAGTAAAGCCGTTGCGAATGACCTCGAAGGGAAGTCGCGAAGCGGTGGCTATTGCCGCCTACCGATTGGCTAAGCAAAAGCACCCGGACTTAAATTTCGAAGAACTCACAAACGTCTCCAGACACGTTGTAGATAGCACGATGTTTGACCAAAGCATGGCGAATAGGGCTTGGATCACGAAAAATTGGCAAGGTGTTCTCACTCTTTTCCAAGGCTACACCTACAACATGGCTAACTTTGGACTCCAGAATAAGAAAGCTGCTATGAAGTATATGGCCCTTATGCTTCCTCTTGTAGGAGTGGGCGGTATGCCAATGGCAGAAGATATGATGGATGTTGTCGATGCCTTCGGACAGACGGCTAAAAAGCTAACAGGAGCAAACGGAGTAACTGACACAAGGTTGCAGCTTAGGGAAATGTTCGACACTGAGGGACTTGATCCTGACCTCATGATGCACGGGAAGATGCGAACCGGAATGGGGATTGAGGAAATCTACCACTTGTTTGCGAATGGCCCTGCGCCGGAATTAGATGTAAGTAGTAGGCTTTCCATGGGAAGAATGATCCCTATGGGATTGCCGAGACTTGCTTCGACTTTGGCGAGTGGAACTAAAAACCCCGATGAGCTTTTAGGCGATACGCTTAAAAATGGTCTAGGCTATCAGGGAACTGTAGCTTCTAACTTCCTTAGCTACCTGGGAAGTGACAGTAGGGGCGCATGGAAAGAGCTGGAAAAGATCATGCCCCGAGCAGTTAGAAATCTCTCCACCGGACTTCGCTACGCTATTGAGAATAAAGAAGTAGATTACCAAAACATTGAGCTTGTTCCCTTCGATCCAGAAAATCCTGCAGACCTTGTGCATATTGCAGGGACTTTATTGGGAATGCGGCCGACAAAGCTTAGCCAAAGGATTGAAGCGGATATGACTAAGCGCAGGCAATACGATATTTGGGAAACTCAAAGAGCGGCCTTGATGGTGAAGTTTAAAAAATACTATATGGAAGAAAACAAAGAACAGGCAGACAAGACCTTAGAAGACATTCGTAAGTTTAACTCCGAAGCTCCACCTGGGTTTCAAATCTCCAAAATCAGCGAAGCTTTGAAGGCAGACATGCGGCGTAAAAAGATGGTGGAAATGGGCATGATTCGCGGTGATTCGAAGAGTGCTTCTTTCCGCGACTTTGACCGGCTGTTCTACCGCGAGGACGACGATGAGAAAATCCCTGAATCCCAAGTAAAGACGACATTCTAAGTAGAAGGCAAAAAGAAACCCCGGTCAGGAGCGATGCCTGCCGGGGTTTTCTTTTGCCTAACATTTAGAGATCGGAGAATGCAGAATTAAGAATGTTTTCTGGAAGGTTTGGTTCCTGGATTAAAAGTTTGTAGATGGTTAAATTGCGCCTAACTCCCATTTGGATGATGTTCGCGCGCAAAAGGGATTGGATTGCGTTCTCAATGTCGGGGGCTTTAGCCTTGTTCAAAAGTCTCTGATAGATATCTTGCTTTGAGATTTCTGTTTTGAACTTGAATAGTTCGAGAACTTGCTTAGGAATGGACGTGGCATCGCTTGTTCCGATTTGGCCAAAGATCATTGGAAGCGTGCGCTCTAAGTCATCCATAATAGCTACAGCTTTTTTGAAGTCCTCTACTTCGATTACAAAAGAATCCTTGTAAGCTGCGCAAAGTACCATAGCAAGTTTATGCACTTGAGTTTGCTTTCGAGCCACATAGCTTTGCATCTGTTCATCTTTAAGGTGCTCTGGTGGGTTGCGGAAAAGATCCTCGTACCATTTTTGTCCATAAAGTGCTAACTCACTAGAGACGCTATATTCGCCTTTAAGCTGTGCAATATGCTCAAGATCATCTAAAAGATCCTTCTCTTGAAGTTCAAATCCCTCTTGCATTCGAGTCTTTGGGTAGGCAATATACTCACGTTTCTGGTCAGCATATACAAAGATAGTGCGGGACATGAAGCCGCCGCCGATCATGTATTCGCCGAAATGTTCTTTGATCCAAGAAGGAGTTGTTCCTGCAATAATATTAATCCAAGGGTTTTCCACTTTGTCATCGCCGGAGCCTTTAGTAGACTTTTCGAAAGTGCCGAGTCTTCCATCCCATAAAGAAACAAGGTGATCAACGAGGCCATGATCTTTGGCGTTAAAGAAAGTTCCGAACTCTGAAACCGGAATCGTGATGCAGCAATTTGTGAGTACGTCTCCATTTGGATATTCAACAATTTGCCTCGCCTCTGCCAGCTTACTAACAAGCGACTGCCATGTAACAGACTCTGGACCAAAAGAAATTCCTTCGATCTTTCTAAGCAGCCGCATTCCGATATCCATCGTTGTGCTTTTTTGCACAATTCCCGGGCGGGCGACAAAGACAATGTAGAAATTTGGGAACCATTTAAAGAGGTGTTGATTAAAACAGACATTGCGGCGCAAGGCTCCAGCTAGGGTGGAAATGGCCGTCCAGAAGTGAAAAGAGGACGGGGCCTCTAAAGCGGATGTGTAGGTTAAATAGGAGTTGATCCAATTCTGACACCTCCTCTCGTATTTTTGCACTAGGACCCCCAACTACTTTTCTTCACCGCAAGTTCAAATGGAATTACAAGGGGATCGGCGTACGGAACTACTACTTCTTTTGCGCACTCTTTCACAATTTGGAGAATATCTGTAATCGCAGAATGGCGGAGTTGGTAGACGAGTGAGTCGTGTACTTGATTGAGAAGTTGTGCCTCGGTGGGGGGAATTCGTTTTGCAATACTGAGCATAATGCGTTGTGTAACAATGGCAACAGTGCTTTGTGGGCCCCAGGCCAAGGCGGCATTAATGGCTCTATAGTCAAGACGATCTATCCATTTGAGGCGATAGCCAAATGCATTAGATACTGTTCTCTTCGTTTCCAGATCGAAGCGTACACGATTGTGCCAATCTCGGATTCCTGGGTGGAGATCGAACCATCTTTTTTGGAAGGACTCAGCTTCTTTAACAAGGATCCCCAAAGAATTTGCGATAGTTTTTGGCGTTGCTCCATAGTTAGTACCGTGCACGCCCACCTTTGTTTTTTGCCTGGGTTTGTCATGCTTAGTCTTATGCTCCTCGTAGTTCGGGTGTTTTTTGTTAAGCTCGTCGACAGGAATTTTAAGGTTAAAAATGTCGTTGGCATTGAAAAGATGGATATCCATTCCCGTAGCAAGAGCTTGCTTTAGAAGGATATCGTCAGCTTCCCAAATAACTACCATCGCATCGGCACCCGCCAAATCTCCATCTGCAAGCACAAACCCGTCATCCGGCAAATACATCTTCCGCAGGTTGGGCACCCATTCTTTGTGGTTTGTTGGGAGCGGTTTCTTTTCCGAATCCGTTTCGTTTCCCTTCGTAATATTTTGCTGGTTTCTGCCCTCCCCATATGCGTTATCGCTACTGGAAAGTCGGTATGTTTCTGTGCCAGCAACATTATAAGAAGAATAGATGCGCTCTCCAAGCCCCAATTCCATATCAGCCGTTTTGAGGAGGTTGTTCTGCGAACGGATTGCATTGATTCTTTCTCCAAGGGGTTTTACTAGGGGTTCGATCTTCCCCAAAGCGATAAGAGCTTCTTCGTCCGCCGTGACTTTCTTCTGCTTTGAGAATTGCTTCGGGAGTTTGAGTTCGCCATAGAAGAAATCCAAGAGTTGCTTTGGACTACGTGGATTCAAGTCTCTTTGGGTGGCTTTACGGAGGAAGTCCTCAGCCGCTAAAATATTCATCCGTAGATTTTGCTTAATTCGTTCTCGCATTTGCAGATCGCACCTGGTTCCTCTAAGCATTGCGGAAAGGATGGGCACGATACTTGCAAGTTGAAAAGAGGCTTGCTCTGTGAGGTTTTCTCTTTCCAGGTGTTTCCACAATTCCCCTCTAAGGGCATAGGTTCTTGAGCAATCCTCTCCGTTATATTGCCAAAGCTCGGGCGTACCGGCGAAGTAAAGTTTGGAATCTTCCCCCTTACCTTTATCCTCTTTCCAAAATCGGTAATTAGGAAGATAAACCGAGGCCAAGTAATCAAGGGATTTTCTCTCCATGGATGAGAGAGTGTGCTGTAAAACCATTGTATCTTCGACTTGGCCAAAGTCCGGGAAAAAGAATAACTCTCGGAAAAGAAATTGTAGGTCGAAGGTGAAATTCTGCCCCACCAATTTGTGTGTCCGACGTAATTTGAGACGAAGAAGTTTCCTAAGCTCAAACTCGTCTTCGGTTGAGAAGATATTGACTGCACCGTTTTTCTCCGCATTTAGCTTTAAAAAGGGAACAACAGTGGCCGACGTTTCCTGGGAAGAGAAGCCAATACAAGAAAGATGTTTGCGAAAAGTTTCAATATCACAGGCGGAGATTTCATCCCCTTGTGTGTCGGAGAAAAATTCTTTAGCTCTGGGAAATTTTGTAATTACTTCTACAGAAGTCTTTGGAGGTTCTGGGATTGGTGCCCCGTGGAGAACTTTTGCCAGCTTTGCCAAGTCCGCGCGCATTGCTGGTAAGTTAGTTTGTTGGAGAAAGACTGTCTCAATATCGTGGGTGACTAGGTTGAACTTAGAGGGAAGAAATTCAAAGAAGGTCCCTCGCCAGACAAAGTTTGAGTTTTCTTTGTTCAGAATAGAATGCCAATATGCCCCGGTAACTAAGTATATACAGTTCTCTTCTTGCTTGATCTTGGCTATTTCTTTCTCGTACTTAGTGAGGCAGTCGGATCGAATCCACATTCCTTTGCCATTGTACTTGGCCATTCCATCCGGGGGTCTTTTGAGCTTTCCCTTTTTGTAGTCGTCGTCCGTAATGGGAATGAAAGAGAGATAGCGGACATCTATTCTCGTGTTATCTAATCCCACCCGCATCAGTTCTTGCTTGAAGAGATTAAAAGCAGGGCTTCTTTCTAAGCCAGCTTTAATCTCCCAAGGAGAAGGAGAGTCCCGCAATACTACTAAGTGCATTAGATCCCTCCGAAGAAAAAGAAATTCTTGATGCAGATGTCCCGGATGAAAAGGTGTTCTTTGTCCATAAAAGAAAGGACGCGGAACTCTCCCTTCGTATCGCAAAGCTTTATCAGTCTCTCAACGCATTCTTGAAATGTGGCTTTTTTGTTGAAGGCCACGGGCTTATCCCTAAGTTTACGATTGCGATGAAAAATTAGTCCCCACATAGGGAAATCTAACTTGCCAGCGTTGAGTTGGACAAGATGCCAGTCTGATTCTTTAACAAGATTTTGGTCATGCAAAGAGAGCCTAGACATTAGGTTTGAAAGTTCTAGCTTCGTTCCAATAAGGGCAATTTGTGCATCATCCTTGAGCCATCTTTGCTGTCGTGAGCGTAAGAAGTTAAAAGTATCCGCCGTGTGTGTTGCTGTGGCTAGGATGGCCACAAAGAGATCACTTTTTAAACGATCCATATTACTCCCTTAGGGCATAAAAGCGATGCCCTCCTTCCACAATCTTTAGTTCGCACACATTGTTGCACCACGAAGGATAGTAGTTATTTGAGAAGAAATAATCGATATTTTTCCAAGAAATATCTGACTTGGGAAATATTCTCTCCCCCTGTGTTTGCTTCAACCCAATTTGTAAAGTCCTCAACAATTTGAATTTTTGCAGCCTTGGAGAAAACTGTTTCGGCTTGTGCACCGTCTGACAAAGGGTTTCGTTGTTCTTGTTGGCTCTGTTCAAAATGACTTGGAGAACAAGCTCTTGGCCAAGCTTGGATTCTCCCCTTGCCTCGAAGTATACTGTAGATGTTGCGCAAAAAGCCTCGGATACGGCAAAAAAGGTCTGGAGAATAACTGAGGTAATAGACATTTTGAACCTCCAAAACGAAGGGAAAATCTGTGTCTACTCGGTATAGATTGTGATGCCAATCATCCTCCCCATAGCGCTTAAAAGATACTCCGATAGCATTCTGACAAAGTTCAAAATCTGAACGCCAGTCTGGATTGCGAATAGCAGTAAGCATTACTTCCCTCCCGTTGATTGGAAACTCTCCATAGCTTTCTTTGTGGGAATAAGTCCACACAAAGCTTTAAACTCTACATCGCAGTAATGATCTTCGTGGTAGGTCCCGTCCTCTGTTTGGTAAACTATGCAAATTGCCTGAATGGAATCTACCTTATCCATTGTTGCCGATAGTGCGGCATATGGACTTTGTCTATTTAGAGCTTGAACATTGCTCATTAGCTCTTCCCCGCGAAGATTCCCGCCTTAAGCGGGACGTCAACAAAGCACTCAACTACGATTAAATCTTCCTCCGTAAGTCCCTCTGCTTTGCGCTGCGCTGCGCGATCTTTCTTGCGCCCTTCTAAGTAGCTCCTCGAATTATAAGGGGCGCCGACAACTCGCCCCTTATTTTGATCGAAGAGAATGAAACCACATTCTCTAAGATTCATCTTAACCCCACTGGTCTGCCATTGCGTTTGCTATTCCGGGATAAGTTCTTGAACGAATCTCGGCACGATTTGCTACTCCTGAGCCTAGAATATTCCACCCTCCGCTTGTTTGGTTCCCCCAAACTTTCTTCCCATTTACATGCCTAGCAGGAACGTATTTGGTTTTACGTAAAAGTGGAAGGCCCCAAAGCCACAAACAAGTTTTCTTCGACGCATCTTCTCCAAAGCGATAGGGCTGAATAATTTGAGAAGGTTTGCCAAAATGGGTTGAAAGAGCCCCGACTGGATTCTCTATAACTTTTTTCTTTGCTGGATGATTGAAGAAAAGAGCAGCGAAATCAAGAGCTTCTCTTTGTTTTTCTCTTCTCCCCTCTTCCCTGTGAAGCCAATGCAAGCCACTAAGGGCTAAGTAGGTGCACGGGGGAAATGCTATAAGCATGTCCCATTGCTCGTTTAAAACCTCCCTAACGTCACCCTTAAAGTGCTTACCTGGGTGTTCGGTGTCTTCTAAATCACAGCTAAGGGCATCATGTCCCTTAGCTGTGAAGGCATCACGAACTAGACCACTTTTCTCACACGCTATTAGAATCCTCACTTGCAAAATCCTCAGGAGCAACAAGGCCAAAGATAGGCTTGATATTCTCAAGGGGGAATTTTGCAGCAGCTTCTTCTTCTGTGATTTCCCGCAGAACAGGGAGGCACATCTTCTTTCCGCGGACTTCGCAGACTACATAGTCACCAAGCTTAAGGCCTTCCTGCTTTGTTTTGTAAGTATAGGCCTGGCCACCGGCCGAGAATTCACAGTTAATGTAATGCCATTCGTTCATACAAAAATCTCCGGTAATTTGAGCCAGACTTCGACGGAATCTCTGGTAAGAATCCAGGTAGTGTCTGGGTGCGGGTCCCAGAAATATTTTAACTTGCCATTCTCAACAAGGGCAATAATGCAATGGTAGTAATCTCCCCTTGGGCTTTGTCCCGTCAAAATAACTAATTGACCTTCTAGGGATTCTCTATAAAATTCTGGTAATTCCTCCTCTTCGGTGAGCTGAAAAGAACAAGGAATATATCCCCAAGACTTGGCCCATTCAAAAATGGCCCTAGTGTCTCTACCCGGGTCGGACGGCGGCGGTTCCTCGTCATGTAGTCCGTAGAAATGGGGAATATCTTTTAGGGGAATCTGCAGCAAGGAAGCCAAACAAGCTGGAAAACAATTCCCACGCTCTTCCTTTGGGAAAGTCTTAGGCCCGCCAAATGTGGTCTGTCTAACCCCTACAAAATTCATTAGAGCTTCTCCTCTACAAGCTTCGTATAGCCAATAATATCCGTCCAGGAATCCTTATAGTTCGGATCCCCATTTACAATCCTTCCGACTTTGTGTGCGATCATTTCAAGAGCTTCCTTTTGCGCATCTGTGCAGCTAGCCCAAGACTTACCTTGCTGCATCCAGGCCTTGATTCCTTGGGTAATCTCGGCATGGTCGTTAAACTCTCCATACCTATTCCCCCGCTCGGCAAGAACTTCATCAATGTTTGTCACCAGTCTGCTCCTTATTTCTGTGCTTAAGAAATCGAACAATCTCTTCGTCGTAGTTTCTTGTAACGCCGCAAGTATGGCAAAAGTTCTTCACATCATCACGAAGTTCCCGCTCTATGCGTTCCGCAGAAAAGCCTTTTTTGAAGTAAAAGAGAAGTTGCTTCTCTAGCTTGCGGTAGAGTCGTTGACGAAAAGATCTAGCCTTTTTACGCCGGCTTCGTGGTTGATCCGAAGCCGCCAGCTCCTCTTGGAGTTTGGAAATTTGCATACACTTCCTCTTTAGAGATCATTCCGAATTCGGAAGAAAAGAAGGGGACTACTACAAGTTGCAAAATCAAAGT